GAGTGGAATCGCCACGTTACACCGGAACCCTTGTTAAAGGTATCGGAACCATGCACAAATCAAACGCTGTCCCAATCATTAATGAAGAAGAAATGAAAGATATTGCAAGGATGAGAAGATAATGCACGATGCACTTATGGAACATTGGAATAGTAGAGATATCTGCCCTAACTGCGGAGAAACATTAGAAGGAGATGGGTACAGTAATGGAAATCCTGTACGGTGCCCCAATGCATTAGAAGAGGACTGGTGGTACAGCGAACCAGACAGTGGGCCGTGGTATTGTAATATTGATGAAGATAATTATGAAGAGCCTACAGAATTAGATGAGTGGGCGTCTTTTGATCCGGACTGTTAATGAACGTAGAAGATTTATTAAAATCTAAAAATATTAGCTACATTCCGAAAGGAAAAGATTTTGTAGTAAGTTGTCTCAACCCTGAGCACCCCGACAGAAATCCTAGTATGAGAATAGATCAAATTACTGGAATATTTAATTGTTTTTCTTGTGAGTACAAGGGAAGTATTTTTAAGCATTTCGGGGAACGGGCAGACAAAATGGAGATGAAGCGGCAGCTTCTAAAGAAAAAGATTAGCGAAAAAAGACTAGAAAATATTAGTCTCTCAATGCCAGAAGGATACATGCCTTATGTTGGTAATTGGAGAAATATACGACCCGAGACATATGCTTCATTCGAGGCATTTATTCACTCGGGCAAAGATTTTGTCGGTAGAATATGCTTTCCGGTACGAGATAGGGCAGGAAATATTATAGCATTTCAATCTCGTACAACAACTAATCAAACACCTAAGTATTTATTTAGTCCGCCCGGGACTAAGCTCCCCCTGTTCCCAGTGGTAGAGCCAATACAGTCTAGTATAATTTTTGTGGAAGGTATATTCGACGTATTAAATTTACATGATAAAGGACTAACAAATGCAGTTTGTTGTTTTGGAGTTAAAAATGTAACAATAGAAAAGTTACAAGTCTTGGCAGTGCAGGGAATAGAACGAATAGAAATTTTTCTTGATAACGACGAAGCCGGACAAAAAGGGGCCGAAACAATACGAACTCTATGCGAAGAAGTAGGAATCTCTACAAGAAACATAGCATTTGGAAATAAACACATAGACGCGGGGGCTTTAACAGAGTCTCAAGTACTTAAATTAAGGAATAAATTATATGGCTAAGGTAGCGATAGTAGAAAAGCAGCCTAGTAAAATTAATTACGAAAAATACTTTGATTTTGACTTTGATAGATTTCATTTATGTTCTGATCCATCTATCAAAAGAATACTTAAAAAACATACAGACATTGAAATTGATATAGACAGCTATGATTGGCTAGTGCTTGTAGGCTCTGAGCCTGTAAAGCATTTTACAACTGTTAGTTCAGTAACAGATTACTCTGGTAAAAAAGTAGATAAAAAGTTTTTACCAGTTATAAGCCCTGCAATGCTAGCATTTAAACCAGAAGCGAAAAAAGCTTGGGACGAAAGCGTTGAGAGCATTCATGCTTATGTATCGGGAGACTTCGTAGATACAGTTATAGACGATACTATCGCATGGGGCATACAAGATACGGAGGAGGCAAATGAATTTATTCAGAACGCCATCAAAGACCCACATAGATACGTGGCTCTTGATTCTGAGACAACTGGGCTCTATCCTAGAGACGGTTATATGTTGGGTATTAGCCTTAGCTATAATGGCAAGTGTGGGGCTTATATTGATACCGACTGCTTTGATGATCGCACTGAAGCACTTTTACAGCAGTTATTTAACGAAAAGACAGTAGTGTTCCACAATGCTAAATTTGATATGGCATTCTTTGAATATCATTTTCACTTTAAATTTCCCAACTTTGAAGACACAATGCTACTACATTATCTTGTAGATGAAAATCCTGGAGGACACGGACTAAAACAGTTGGCTATCAAACACACTCCTTATGGAGACTATGAAAAGCCAATGTACGAGTGGATAGACCAGTACAGAAAAGAACACGGAGTTCTTAAAGATCAGTTTACATGGGATAGTATTCCTTTCGATGTAATGAAAACATATGCCGCGATGGATGCGGTAGTAACCTTTTTACTTTATGAAAAATTACTTGTTGTTAAAACAAATGAGAAATTAAAGAGTGTATATGAAAATATTCTTATCCCGGGTACTAGATTTTTAATTGATACCCAAGATAATGGCGTGCCTTTTGATCGTACAAGACTTTTATTTGCACAAGAAGCAATGCAAACAGATATAGATACAGCAATATCAAAACTGTACGAGAATGAAAAGATACGAAGATTTGAGGAATTAAATGGTAAATCTTTCAACCCTAATTCTACTGTGCAGCTTCGTAGTCTTTTGTTCGACTACTTGGGCCTTAAGCCTACTGGAAAGAAAACAGGAACAGGCGCAGATTCAACTGATGCAGAAGTACTTAAAGAGCTCTCAACACAAAGCACAGTTCCAGGACTTATACTTGATATTAGACAAAAGTCTAAGATCAAGAACACTTATCTTGACAAAATCATACCACAACTTGATAGAGATTCTCATCTTCGTACAGGTTTCAACCTTCACGGTACTACTAGTGGGCGTCTTAGTTCTAGTGGGAAGCTCAATATGCAACAACTGCCAAGAGATAATCCCACTGTTAAAGGCTGTATAAAAGCCCCAGAAGGGCACAAGATTGTTGCAATGGACTTAACGACCGCCGAAGTTTATGTTGCTGCGGTTCTATCAAAAGATAAAGCACTCATGGATGTGTTTCGATCAGGAGGAAACTTTCACAGTACAATCGCACACAAAGTATTTCGATTACCTTGTGAAATCGAAGACGTAGCTGAACTATACTCAGATCGTAGACAAGCCGCTAAAGCGGTTACTTTTGGTATCATGTATGGGGCTGGCCCAGCAAAAATCAGTGAACAAGTAACTAAAGACAGTGGAAAATACTTTTCAAAGAATGAAGCTGCAGAAGTTATTAATGAATACTTTCAAACATTCCATAAATTAAAATCATGGATTCAAACTAATCAAAACTTTATAGCAAATAATGGATTTACTTACAGCTACTTCGGAAGAAAAAGGAGACTGCCGAATGTTAAAAGTACCGATCAAGGCATCCGAAGTCATAGCATTCGTTCTGGTCTTAACTTTTTGGTTCAGTCTACTGCTTCTGATATTAACTTACTAGGGGCGATAGAAATGGGTGAGTTTATAAAGAGTCAAAATATGAAGTCAAAAATATTTGCACTTGTTCATGACTCTATTCTCGCTGAAGTGCCTAACGATGAAGTAGACTTTTACTCTGAAATGTTACAGAAGTTTGTACAAAAAGACCGAGGCATATACATTCCCGGAGCTCCTGTAGGCTGTGACTTTGAAGTAGGAGAAGATTATTCTATGGGTAAGTTTGAAAAGCTCTATGGTAGTCACATTTAGAAATATAAACAAAGTACAATTTCCCGTATACGAACTCCCGTCCAGTAACTGGTATGTTACTGACGGGCTTTTGTATATCGAAGATAAAATCGTAGACGATAAAAATATGTCAGGGGATACTTTAGGAGTAAGGAGAATACAGACTCCTCATAAAAATATTTTAACAATAAAAAATCAAATAGAAAATATTAGGGGACTGTTAAAAACTAATTGTAAAAGTTTTATAGATTCTAAAGGAATGCCCTTCATATATGAAAAAACAGAATTTTGTAAATTAAAATACTACAAGATAAAAAGCATTAGTAAGAAAGATACTTTTTCTTTGCTTTGGTTAAAAGATGTAAAACAGCCTTTTATAATACCTAGACCTCCTGAAGATAGTTTACAGTACGCTGGGCTACTTCACTTTGGAGAACTCCCTTGGATATTATATAATTATTCAGAAACCCGAGAAAAACCTACTAGAAGAAAAGTATGAAAGCTGTTTTAAGTAATCGTATTTATATGGATGCTAATTTAGAGCTACGAGAAAAGTTATCTAAAGAGCTAACCTACAAGATACCTGCACAAAACCCAAACGATCCGCCCCAGATAATTAAAAATCTGCAGCGGGTGCGCGAAAATCTGGTATCCATACCAATCGGACGAGAGGACTTAATACCAAATGAATATGAAATTGTTGACAAGAGGATTATGGTGCCTGTTGATTTTCCTGAGTTTAAGTTTGTACTCCGTGAATCTCAACAAGCCGTCTACGACGAGCTCGATAGTAGCAGTATCATCAATGCGTGGGTAAGTTGGGGAAAGACATTTACAGGTCTTGCAATTGCAGGAAAATTAGGGCAAAAGACATTAGTAATAACACACACAGTACCCTTGAGAAATCAATGGGCAAAGGAGGTTGAAAAAGTTTATGGATTTAGTCCTGGAATTATTGGGTCTGGTTCTTTTAACACCGATTCTTGTATTGTGGTTGGTAATACCCAAACCTTGTACCGAAACATCGATCGAATTCGAAAAATGTTTGGAACAATTATCTTGGACGAAATGCATCACGTATCTTCGCCAACTTTTTCGAAAATCATCGACACCAGTCACGCACGGTACAAACTCGGACTAAGTGGCACAATAGAGCGCAAAGACGGAAAACACGTTGTATTTCGTGACTATTTTGGCAACAAAATATTCAAACCACCAAAAGAAAATTTTATGACTCCGACGATAAATGTATATCGTTCGGAAGTGCGCTTCATGGACGGTGCAAACATTCCATGGGCAAATAGAGTAAATAACTTAGCAAACAACGAAGAATATGTACATAGTGTTTCTCTGCTTGCATCCTACTATGCGGCTCGAGGGCACAAGGTACTTGTAGTATCTGACCGAGTACACTTTTTAAAAACCTGTGCTGAATTAGTAGGAGAAAAAGCAATTTGTGTAACTGGAGAGGTTCCTCACGAAGAAAGAGAGAACCTTATTGATGAGATAAATTATGGAAATAAAGAAATACTTTTTGGCACTCAAGCAATATTCAGCGAGGGTATCTCGGTTAATTCCCTCTCTGTCCTTATACTCGGTACCCCTATCAACAACGAGCCCCTCCTCACCCAGCTCATCGGAAGAGTCATCAGAGAACAAGAAGGAAAGTTAAGTCCTGTAATTGTAGACATACATTTAAAAGGAAAAACTGCAACACGACAAGCCTCAAATCGAATGGGATACTACATGAAGCAAGGGTACGCAATTAAAGAGCTATAGCGTACAAAAATAACTCTTGACATCTGTTGTAGTTTGGTGTATAATATGCTGTTATATAATTGGAAAAAAATATTCGAAGCATCCGATGGAAATGCTTTTATGGTTTTTATTATTTTTAAAATGATAACCGAAAAAGCTGTACCAGAGAATAAGTACGACAAAATATACAAGTTTAGTCATCTAAACTTTGGTGGCGATTCTTTTATGGTGCATCCAGATATTTTATTTTTTAACGCATATAAACATGAATACAATGAGATAGCCCAGTATATCGCATTGTGTTCTTTACGTCCGCTCGCGGACTATAGAGCTACTGGGAAAATCAATCTGGACGCCGAATATTTGGATCTAGATTACGAACTTATTAAAGATAACAGTCTACTTCGTTTTGAAGAGGATTCTATCCATTTCATATACGAAGAAGTCCCAAAGGAGAAACTACACTAATGGCACTATCATTTAACAAAGCCGCTGGCGGCGCAAAAAAGAACAGCATTACTTCATATTCATACCGTGACGGAGACAACGAAGTTCGTCTCGTAGGCGATGTACTCGCACGCTACGTGTACTGGCTAGAGGGCAAGAACGGAAAGAACATTCCTTTTGAGTGTCTTTCTTTTGATCGCAACGAAGAGCGGTTTAACAACTTGGAGAAGGATTGGGTGCGTGAGTACTATCCTGATCTCAAGTGTGGCTGGAGCTACGCAATGCAGTGCATTGATCAAGGCGAAGTCAAAATTATCAATTTAAAGAAGAAGCTGTTTGAAGCAATTCTTACAGCAGCGGAAGACCTGGGTGATCCTACCGATCCAGAAACTGGCTGGGATGTTCGATTTAAGCGAGTCAAGACTGGGCCTCTTCCCTACAATGTAGAGTATCAACTTCAAGTACTGAAGTGCAAATCTCGCGCTCTGAGCGAAGAAGAGATGGCACTTGTAGCAGAACTTAAGTCTATGGATGATGTTATGCCTCGTCCTACTCCCGATGCTCAAAAGAAACTCCTCGACGAAATTCGAGAAGAAACATCAAATGTTGACGAAGAATTAGGTGAAGAGTTCGATTTGTCATGATTCTATTTACGGCAGACTGGCATATAAAGCTAGGTCAAAAGAATGTACCGCGTGAGTGGGCATTAAATCGCTACAAGTTATTTTTTGAGCAGATTCATTCTCTCGAAAACCAGTGCAATATGCACATTATTGGTGGTGATCTTTTTGACCGTCTGCCGAGCATGGAAGAGTTGGAACTTTACTTTTCGTTTATTCGGGAAGTAAAGATTCCAACTCTTATTTATGACGGCAATCATGAAGCAACGAAGAAGAATAAAACATTTTTCACTCAACTAAAGCAAGTTAGTAGAGACATTAATCCTTTAATAAAGATAGCTGACATTTCATACTATGATTCTGATTTCGGATTTAGTGTTCTTCCTTATGCGGATTTACACAGAGAAAATAGTATTGAGAAGTTTGTATCAACAGCACCGCTCTTTACTCATGTACGAGGCGAGATTCCTCCCCATGTCAAGCCAGAGGTGGACTTAGACAGGTTCGAAG